TGACTACGATGACGGCTAGGGACAGAGCAGAGGACTAGATGGTAGTCAATCCGACCATCCTCCCCCTCTTCTCTGTCTGTTTTCCTTCTGCCATCTGTCAGATGACCCCTACCGGGGTCCCCCATCAGCTGTTTAACAGTTTCTGTTATTATATCCCCCTTTCTTATACCTACCGTGGTGTGGAGCTTCTGTTGGAGAGGGTGTGAAGTGGTGGGCGAGGAGGAAGTCGAACCCCCGCCTTCGGGTCAGAGCCGTGGTAACCCGACGCTCTAGTGCCAAGACCGCTAAGCTACTCGCCCTTTGATACTGGAGGCGTCCATCGGATCCGCCCTCTGTCCGCCGTCCTCATCTTGTGTTGGTCCAGACTTTTATCAAGGCAGGTTAGGACAATTCGTAGAGGTTGTGTAGTTGTAGGGGTTTAGATGGGGTGTGATGGTGTGTTGGCGAACGGTTGTTCGGTAAGGATGTGGCTATTACTTTGGTCTTCTTCGTCCTCCTCCGGCCCGGTGCTTTCCTTTGTTGGGTCCGTCGAAGTTGGCTGGAGGTGGGTCCTGTTCGTGTAGCTGCTTGAGGTGGGCGTAGCAGGGGTGGCAGACTGGGATTGTCTGGTCTCCTAGTCGGTAGTAGATGGTGTAGCCGGAGATGCGGCCCTTGCAGCGGTAGCAGTCGGTCATCAGTGATCCTCCCAGCTGACCAGTCCTCTTGAGAAGAGGGAGTAGCATTGGACACAGAGGGTCTTGGTCTCATGCTGCTCTCCCTCGATGGTGTAGGGGTCTTCTACGAGGACTCTCTCCATGCGGATGGCTAACTTGTAGTGCCACTCTTGGTTTTCTGTGGGTCTTTTGCACCAGTGACAGATCACGTGGTTTCCTCCTCGACTTTTTTGCAGGCTGGGCAGAGTGGGATGGCGGAAAAGCACCATGCTGATCCGATGATCAGGAGAGGTCCGTCTGGCCCCTCCTGGATTCCAGGGCCTCTTTTGTATCCCTTGGTGAGGGTGAGCTCGGTGTCTTCTGGGATGGGCCGGTCACAAGCGAGACATCGGTTCACAGCCCCTCCTTTTGTAGTTGGTGGAGGGCGATTTGCCGTTCCCGGATGGGGATTTCGAATAGCTGGCGCATGGTTCTCCGCATGGTTTCCTTGTCGAGCCGTCGTTCGGCAGCCTCGAGCTTTTCGATGAGCCGCTTGGTGCGAGCCACGTCCATCACAGTCCCTCCTTTTCGAGCCACTCCCTAGCTTTCCCTGCGAGGTCACCAATCCTGTTAAAGTCGATACGTCTGTGTTGCGCCGCCCATATCACCTCGTTCACCAGCTCCCTGACCGGGTGGGGGTCTTCCTGGAGCCAGCCGTGGTCTATGAGTAGGCGATTCACGTCTGCGTATGGCACGCCGCTAGGCACCGGATGCCTCTGGCGGTTATCCTCCCACCACTTTTCGAACTCACTTCTCAGCATTTGGCAGTTCCTTTCCGAAGGTGGCCAGTTCCAGGATTCCGACTCTCTTCTGTGTGTTCTCAACAATCTTGACGAGCTTGAGCAGCTGTTCAGCCATCTTCTCGACGTTCTGGGCGGTTGTCTTACTTCTCAGCATCGGTTGCCTCTCTCAAAGGGTGACGATGGTCCCGCTCCGCAGGTCGTAGAAGGCTGCTTTCTCGAGGGGGGCGGCGTAGATGGGTACGGTGTGCCCGTCCGGCTTGGTCCAGGTGTCTTGTAGCCAGAAGCGCCTGGTGTGCCATGGGACGACGTAGAGGGCGGTCAGGGAGGCGTTCCAGCAGACGTAGGAGACGGGTGGGTGCTCCTTCTGGTCGAACACTCTCTTCCTGTCGACGAAGACGGTATCCCACTCCTTGTTTCGCCAGTAGTGGGGTCCGTAGAAATCGAACGACCGCTGCTTGACCTCGAGGTACTGTTCCCCGAAGAGGGGGTGTTCGGCCCGTAGGTCGTATGGGTCGGAGGTGGAGCCTGCTGGGGCGCCTGGAGGCGAGGGGGTGAATGTCGGCGTGTGGACCCTGAACCCCATATGGCGGAGGATACGGGCGGTTTTGTCGACGGAGAGCTCAGATTGCCGGCGCCTCTCGTCGAATCCGGGGTCGGTTCGGTCGATATCGTCGACGGTGAAGGTCACGGCAGGGTGTCCGTCAGTTTGGTTGCAGCGATTGCCAGCTGGGCTCTGAGGTCGGTGTTGTCCTCGAGGAGCCGGTTGATCTCATTCAGCAGCTCGATCATGTAGGTTCCCATGATGGAGTGCTTGGCGGCCTCTGCCACCTCCCTGATCTTCTTGAGCTGGTCGGGTGTCATGGTGTTCTCTCCTTTCGTAGGAGTTTCCGGTACTCGCGGTTGATGTCCTTGATCCACTGTTCCTGATCCTGGATGTGGGACAGGAGATCGACGATGGCCCGTCCAGAGGAGAGGTTATCAGGGTACCAGTCGGTTTCCTTGATCTCCTGTAGTCGTTCGGCGGGCAGCATCAGAGGTTCAACCATTCGTCGATGTCCTGCGGGCCATGGCCCCAGAAGAAGAGGCTGGTGTAGAGCCAGGTCCATAGTTGCATGAAGAGGTCGTAGATGTATTGCATGGGAAGGCCTTTCGTTCAGAGATTGGAGACACCATCGTTGTCCCATTCGATGGAGATTGGTGGGCCGTTTGGTTTGAGTGGGACGGAGGAGCCGCGTTCGAACTTGCAGACATGGTTTCCTTCGGAGTCGAAGATGAGGAGCTGATCGACATCGAGGAGTCCTTCGTCGTGTAGCCAGCGTTTGTGAGCTTTTCGTTTCAGGTAGAGCTTTGTGAAGTGATAGGTGAGGAGTCCGATGGCGTATCCGGCGAGGATGAGTAGTAGTTCGATCACAGCCCCTCCTTTTCGGCACACTCGAGGCAGCGGCAATACTGGGCGTCGATGCGGGGTGGTTTGTAGCTGTACTCTCCACACTCAACCCAGCCGTCTGGAACGTCACCTTGTGCCACGATTTCCTGTTTCCCACAACGATCGCACTCCCAGTGGATTGCTATCTTGATCACAGCCCCTCCTCCTCGAGCCACTTCTCGACTATATCGGCAGCGTGTACTGGCCCCTGCCACATAGCCTGCCCCGGTTGGAGGAAATACTCTCTTACCTCCCTGACCAACTCCCTGACGGGGTGTGGGTCTTCCTGGAGCTGACCCAGGTCTTGGAGCAGCTTGCGGACGTATTTCGTCTGGATTACTTCGGCGTTTCCCACCAGGTCTCTTGCTGTGAGAGCTGTATCTTTCACCCACTTCTCGAACTCACTTCTCAGCACCTGAAGTCTCCTTCTGAGTTCCAGCGGACCTCGGTTTTGCATTTTGTCTTGTGTGGGATGGAGGAGCCGCGTTCTTTGTAGTAGTTGTCGTCGCCGTATGGCCCCCAGGTATAAACAGAGTAGTCGAACCGGGTCTTGGCTGGAGGGGGTCGTCGTGCAATCCAGCGCCAGAGTTGCGTGAGTGGATTAGTCATAGTCATACCCCCACTTCTCGTTGAATGCCTTTAGCAATGAGCCTAACGATTGGTACTCAGCAGACATGACATTGTGTCGTAGAGAATCTAGAGCCCTATGCTCAAACAAACTCAACCGCGCAATCTCCTCATTGGCCTTGTGCAAGGCGTCGAAGTCCTGGGATTCGAGCTGCTCGCGCAGCCGGTCCCTGGCATCAACTAATTCGCCTAACGTTTTTTCCAGGCGCACGATTTGGAGCCGCCGACTCTCACGCTCGTTGTTGGAGACTTGAAGTCTCTCCCGTAGCCTTGCTATTTCCTCATTGGCCTTGTGGAGGGCGTCGAAGTCTTGAGACTCAAGCTGTCCCCGGAGCTTGTGTATCTCGCCAGCTATCTTGAGGTTTTCTGCGTGGACGGTCCGCAATGCCTTGTCGGCCCCATCCTCCCTCTCCCTGGCGCGCTTGGCTTCAATGAAGAGTTCTTGAACATCGCCAGCGGCATAAGTGCCCCCAGCAAAATCTTCATTCATGCGGCCCGACCACCACCCCCACCGTGCGTCGCTCATCCGTTCAGTCATTGCTCACCTTGGCCTTCCACCATTTCCTGAACTCAGCGGTCGTCATCTGTCGCATGGGCGTCCTCCTCCTCTGCTACCTTCATGCAAAACTCGAAGTCGTAGGTGGCCTGTAACGCTTTGAGGTCGGCCCGCAACCTCTCCGCCTCGGCCTCGGCGTGGGCCAGGGCGGCGAGGAGGTCATCGATGGCGAGCTTCATTTCGAGGGTATGAGTAGCAGGCGCTGGGTCCATTAGACCACACGGCCGTAGCTCCTCAATCTCCTCGCGGCGGCCAGGGGGCAGGGGGGGGTCAGTCATTAGCCTCTCCCTCGTATGTTGTCGATGTACCAGGAGACAACGCCCCAGACCACAATGCCCACGGTAAGCCCGATTATCGCCCACACCGCTGGTTCACTCATCTTCCAGCCTCCTCCTCGCTTCAGCGAGCATGGCGTCGGCTCGCTTCCACGCTTCATGAACCTGGCTCTCTGGCGTTAGTTCTTCCCATGCGTGTGGATTGGCCGCTAGTCCTTCCATCGCCGCCTTGGCGCAGGAAAGCCAGTAGTCAAGCTGGGCGCACTCATTCCACATCTCGATTTTCTGGCGGGTGATTTCCTTTCCGGTGCCGTGCTCATCGAAGCAAATGACCCGCTCTATGGGCCGGAACTTCTCATTCCACATCGTCGTCCCTCCTGTTCCACGCGGCGATGGCGTCCTTACGTTTCTTGCAACACGGCCCAGACGCCCCACAGTCATGCACTACATGGTAGAACTTGGATGTCATCGAGTACCCGATATTGACTCGCGGATTCTCCTCGTTCCCACATGGAAACGGGCATGGCGCAAGCGGCTCAGTCACTCTTCCCTCCGGCGTCAAATCCCTCGCTTCGCATCTCCTCAATCTCCTCGCGCCGACCGGGAGGCAAGGGGCTGGGTTCACTCATCGTCTGTGCCTCCTGTCCCGCAGTGACCACACAAGCGCGGCTGCGACAGCACCAGCAAAAACAACGATGGCCCAGTACGTGTCCTCACTCATCTTCCAGCCTCCTCCTGGCCTCGATGATCATGGCGTCGGCTTGGTCGAATGCCGCCTTGGCTATGGTTGTGTCGTCGTCTTCGCCATCTGCGCCAGTCAAGCCGTCATTGTAGTCGGCGAACGCTGCCATCGCCGTTCTGGCGCAGGAGAGCCAGAAGGTGAACCACTCTCCCTCGACGCACACCAATTCGTCGGTGTACATCATAGCCTCGAACCTCTCGCTAGTCTTCGACGCTTTAGCGTCCATCTTCGTCCCTCCTATGCCCCATGCAGAAATAATCCATCGAGATGCTAAACCTCTTGTAGTCCTTATCCCAAGTGGCTTGGCAATCGCCAACGTGGCTTTGTTCTGGTCCCCACCGGGAGAAGAACCGGCAATTTCCGCAGCGCCGGTCGGCGCGGAGGGCGATGAGGGGGTCATTTAGCCTCCGGTGTAGAAACCCAGCTAGGAGGTTGAGCTTTTCGCCGGTGGTGGTGTTAGACTTTAGCAGGATGTCTATCCACTCTTCCATCACGCACCATCCATCTTGTAGTTGGGCTTGTCCTCATCCAGCTTGGCGCGAGCCTTGCGGGCGAGGGCATGGATGTTGCAAAGTACCCTGGCGTCGGAGCCGGGGGACTTCTCAAGAATGTAATCCACCAACTCTCGCACCGGGTCCGGGTCGGGCACGATGAAGCCGGCTGACTTCAACGCCTCCTTCATGTCCATGGCATATACCAGAGGACTCTTACCAGACACGCCAGCCCTGTGGTCTGAAACAAAGTCGTCATACTCCGCTTCTGTCCAGGTCATCTGAGCCTTTCTATGTTCTTCTCCGGCCATGCCTCTACCAGCCGCTCGTACTGGTTCTTGAAGAAGTCCTCTTTGGGGGTTGGCGTTTCTTCCCTTGCGCATTCCCCCCCCAGATCAAACCCAATCAGGATCACCTTGTCATGGCCACGAACAAAAGCCTCCTGGATGAGTCTGATACCAGAACTGAGCCGGTAGCTGATCCTTCCTTCTGACCATGACATCGCTCCTTCCTGCCACTGGCCCCAGTTCGGGTTGGCGTAAGTTTCGTTGGTGATCACTTCGTAGTTGAGGCCATGCTCTTTACGGTAGATCAGGGCGTCTCTTACGGCACGCTTGTGTAGGCTGCCAATGGCTGACAACCTGGGCCAGTCCTCTCGAAACTCATAGTTGCACGCCCACACCTCGTCATCATGGTCCTTGATGAATTCTTCGTGCTTCAGCCGGGACGCTCCATTGCCGACAACCATCAGGGTCATTGGATGAACTCGATCTCGATCTCTGGGTAGACCTGAAAGAGCCTGTCCCACTGTACCTGGAAGGATCCCTCGGCTTGAGAGACACTCTCTTTCACTGCACATGGGCCACCCTTGTCGAACCCAGCCACAAGGATCTTCACATGCCCACTCAGATAGGCGTGCTGAATGGCCAGCAAGCCGGACCCCATGTTGAACACCAGCTTGTTGCGTGGCTCAAGGTGGAGAAAGGGGAGTACGCCAGGGATGGTCTTGCCCATCTTCGAATACATGACAACGTAGTTCAGGCCATGAGCCTTCCGGTACTTGAGGGCTTTCCTGGCCACGCCAGCATGGACGGTGGCCACCGCAGACATTCTGGGAATGTCCGCGTGCTCCTCGAACGCATGATTGCAGACCCAGACGTCATCGTCGTGGTTTCTGATCATCTCTTTGTGTTTGAGGCGAGACTCTCCATTTCCCAAAATCATCAGGGTCATGGGATCACCTCGAGCTCGATGTCCGGGTACTCCCGCAGGACTGTCTCCATGTCCTTCCTGAACCGTCCCAGGGGCACTGTGCCGCCGTGGGTGCTCTTCCCACCAAGGTCAAAGCCTATCAGGATGGCCTTCTTGTACCCTGCCGTAGCCGCTTCCTGGACCAGCAGTAAGCCAGAACTGAGGTCACACCTCGGCAAACAGAAGGGCTCACACCCTTTGATGGTCTCCATGTTGCCGCAGGTGAGAACTCGGTAGTCCAGCCCATGCTTCTCTCGGTGGGCAACCGCTTCCCTGGCCACCGTTCGGTGCATGCTGGCTACCACAGTGACGTTGGGGATCTCATCCAGTTCAAGGAAGGTCCGATTACAGATCCAGACCTCTCCCTCGTGCTGCCGTATCCGCTCCTTGTGCATGAGGCGGGAGATGCCATTGCCAAGGATCATCAGGGTCATTGGTCTTCTCTCATGACGAAGACGATGCTTGCGATGGAGATGCCTAATGCACCGCCAATCAGCATCCCGACGAAGAGTAACCACCACTCCATTGCAGCCGCCTCTCTACACAAAGAGGTGCCCAATCCAGATTCCAAGGGGGAGGAGCCAGGGATGGCGAATGAGAGTCTTGACCATCAGTGTCCTTTCCGTTGGTCGTGGCGTGCAGGAAAGGATATCAAATGCGTTTACAGAAAGCAAGAGAGAAGCAGCGTGTCTACTTGTGGTTCAAAATGTGTGCGTCTATCTTTGCTTCCATGCTCTTGATCCCTGCCTTGATCTCATGCTGGGTGGCTGAGATTTGATCGAACCGGGTAGAGATCCACCGCGGTGGCCAGCGGCGTTCGATCTCATTCAGCAGGGCGGTGCGTTCACGGTTCCAGTCAGTGATGTTGAACTGGTTGCCCTCGATCACAGCAACTCTCACCATCAGGGCAATGACGGTGGCGCACAGTGCGTAGACGACGGCGGTGGTTACCTTCTGTAGGATGTCCCACGCCCTCTTGCTATTGGCATCATTCAACGTCTTGCTCTCCGGTAGTGACCGCGTTTTCTTTTTCGTTTCATTCGGGTGTGTGAGCTGCTCATCTTGCTTAGGCGGCCCCTACGCTTTTTCCGCTTGGTCTTTTGACGGGGTCTCTTCTTGGCCATCCGCTTTCTGCGGGTGCTCCACCAGATTGCAGCAGAATCACTCATCTTCCGTTTTCATGTACTCCATGAGTTGCTTGAGTGATGACCCTTCTTTGGCTAGGGCAATCTCTGCCAGGATACAGTCTGACAGGGCATTCTCAATCGCCTCCGTGATGATGACCTCGAGGTCTACGGAATGGGCGATGTTCATGCCACGTTCGATCTTGGCCAGGGCAACATGCGCCCAATGGGAGGGGGAGTGAGGGTGATGTTCTTTTGTCGTACCCCCTGGAGGGACAAATCCGGGCGGTGTTGGGGAGTTGGCTGGCATGGCTTCTCCGATTGTGCTCTATTCTAAAGCAAGGGCCACAACTTGTGGTATAGTACCATAGGCGAGCCACTACCCAGAGGGGTGATGCGAAAAAGTGATCAAGAACTTGAGAAACTGTTTGCTCCTGAACTTTCCAAGAAGCTCAAGACCATGGGGAATCAGGGTTACAGCATCTACACCATGGCGGAAAAGGTTGGGATTGCCTGGCCCCTTCTCTTTGCTTTCTCACCAAAGGACAAGGAGTTGAAGCAAACCTTGACCAAGGCGAATCGCGTTCCCCAGCACAGCAAGGGTCGCCGCAGAGCCAAGAGAGCTCTGGAGCGCACCGGAAACCTGCACACCTTACAGATCCAGCAGGTGTTCCTGAACGATTTGGCTAACAGGGGGGGCTTCTTCGAGAAGGTTGTCGATATCGCTGAGGCAGCTGATCCGACAACCGAAGAAGGGCGTGAAATGATTTTACGCCTGATGAAGCGAGGTCTCCTCAGAGACATGCTCGCCAAGCAATCAGTAACCAATGTTGAGATGACTCATACCAGTGGCGATAGCGAGTTAGAGTCCATGACTCCAGAGGAACTCGAGGCACAGATCCTGGAGTACGACCAACAACTACAGAGCCTGCGGAAGCAGGAGCTGGAAGCACAGAACCCACGAAACATTGACTTCGAACCTGTCCAGCAAGAGCCACATGGAGTTGCTGCTTCAGAAAGCGAAGGCAGCCAAGATCCTGGCGAAGAAGCGGAGCCAGGACAAGCTGAGGCTGCTGAATCTGAACGACAAACAGAGGGAGCTCTGTAACTCCTTGGCACATGAGAGTTTGCTGTCTGGTCCTAACCAGGCCGGGGGCAAGACTACCGCCCTTTGCGTGGTTCTTGCTGCCCACATGACAGGTCGCTATCCTGAATGGTGGACCGGGGTTAGGTTTGACCGGGCCGTCAACTGCGCCATTGGCGGGCAGAAGGGGGCCACTACCAGGGACCTCCTCACCAACGATCTGCTGGGGCCGAAGGGGGATCGTGGCTGTGGGATCATCCCGGCAGAGTGCTCGACCGAAGAGGACATCACCTACCTGGCCGGCGGGGTTGCCAATCAAATCGATTTCTTCCGGGTGCAGCACGTCACTGGAGGGTGGTCTACTTGCTACGTGTTCTCCTATGCCTCTGGCTGGAAGAAGCTCCAGGGGTACACCCTGGACGTGGTTGGGATCGACGAAGAGCCTGATTACCCGGTCTACTCAGAGCTGAGTGCTCGTCTCAACTTCACTCGAGGTTACATCTATCTGGCCATGACCCCCAACATGGGGCCAACTAAACTGATCAAGGAATTTGAAGACGAGGTCGGTGGTAAGATCCTGATCCCCTACACCATCGATGATTGCCAGCACATCTCAAAAGAGCACATCGAGTCCCTCTACGCTAAGTACCCAGAGGGTCATCCAGAGAGAGAGGCCAGGCTGTTCGGACGGCCAGTACGGGGAGAGGGCCTGATCTTCCACATGCCAGATGTGGAGATCATTACTGACGTTGAGACCTTCCCAGAGGGCTGGCCCAGGATCATCGGCCTCGACTTCCCCCACACCCCGGTCGGCACCTTCGCTGCCGCTAAGCTAACCATCGACACAGAGAACGATATCGTCTACCTGATAAGCGAGTACAAGGGGAGCAAGCAGAACGAGGCGGTCTACGCTGACCGGGTCAGGACCATGGGGGGTGCCATCACGCCAGTAGCCTGGCCACACGACGGCAACCGGGCCGGGCATGACGGTCGCCCCATTGCCAGGAAGTACAAGGACTTCGGCCTCAACATGCTTCCCAAACCAGCCAACAGCCAAGGGTTAGACACGCGCCGCAGTAGCAACACCTGGCCCACCATCATGGAAATCGCGGATATGATGGTGTGTGGTCAGTTCAAGGTAACCCCATTTTGTACCAAGTTCCTGGACGAAAAGGCTGGCTACTACACCAGGGATGGTAAGCTCCCGAAAGGGCAAGAGAACCACATCATTGACGCCGTCGTAAAGGCTATGATGATGCGGCGTTACGCTGGCATGGGGAGAGATACCAGTAGAGAAGAGACTTTCACCTCTCTCGAACATATGTTCTCCAGCAACATCGACTTCTACTCTGACTTCGGGCGATAGGCGAAACGATGGAAACCGGCAAGCTCCAGAACCTGACGGCGCGGTGGGGACTGCTGAAGTCCCGCCGTTCTCCCCATGAGCCTACCTGGCAAGAGATCCAGGACCTCATGAGTCCCTTCCGTGGGGACATCACGACCAAACAGGCCCCTGGTGCGAAGCGCACCACTGGCCTCTACGACACCACGGCTACGCTCGCTGCCGACCAGTTCGTCAACTTTTTGGTCGGGACGATGTACCCTAAAGGCAGTGACTGGCTGCGGTTGCAGCACAGCAAAGAGGAGTTTGCTCAGAACCAAGAGGTTCAGGAGATCATGGATATCTCCTCTCTGCGGATCCTCAGAGGGTTGGCTCTCAGCAACTTCTACTCAGAGGGGCCTATCCACACCAGGGACTTCGGGGTCATCGGCAACGGGGTTATCCTGGCTGAGGAGAAGGGGGTACAGCTTCGGGACTTTGAGGACGGCACCTTTGGTGGGCTGAACTTCCGGTCTATTCCTGTCCATGAGATCTGCTGGGCTGAGGGACGAGATGGTCGTCCTAACTTCACCATGCGAGAGTTCGAGATGCCGGCGATCGACGCCTATCGTTTCTTCGACGGCAATCCAGGGGAGGACTGCAAGGACAAGATCGCCTCCGGTAACTCCATGGAGCTCTGCAAGTTTCTCCACGCTGTCTACCGCAACGAGAAGAAGATCCCGAATGGTCTACCAGCCAAGACCGACCTGCCTTGGGTTTCTGAGTACTTGGCTGACTATGAAGTGGGCAAAACCCCATTCCTGGTGCGAGAGGGCGGTTTTGACTACCTGCCCTACATCATCTCGAGGTGGCACCGGGTAGCCGGGGAAGAGTACGGTAGGGGCCGCGGTCACCTGGCCCGTCCTGACGCCAAGGGGGCCAATGAGATCCGCCGGCAAGTCCTCATCGCCTTGGGTCGGGAGCTAAACCCAGCTCTTATGGTGACTAGCGAAGGCTCTATCAACACCAGGGGCGGCTCCTCTTCGATCATGGTGGTCAACAGGGAGCCAGAGGACATGATCCCTCAGTTCCTCCACAGCGGTACCAACTTCCAGGCTGCCGACGAAGTAGGACGAGCTGACCGCGAGCAGATCCGTAGGGCCTTCCTAGGCGACGTTCTGGATGAGCCGGAGGCACAGCCCCGTTCCGCCGCAGAGAGCCGTATGAGGCAGCAGAGGGCTCTTCAGCGGCTCGCTGCTCCTGCCTCCATCATGGAGACAGAGTTCCTCAACCCGCTGGTTTCTGTCGTAGCCTCCATCATGGGCAATGCCGGCGCCCTGCCTGAACTGGCCACGCTGGGCGACATTACCGGGGAGGGGGCTGAGGTCGACATCGACTTCCAGTACACCAGCCCCTTCTTCACGGCACAGAGGGCGGGGATTGAGCAACGGATTGTCGCCTTCCTTGAGCAGACCGTCATCCTAGCCCAGAACGCTCAGAAGCCGGAGATGCTCGATTCGATCGACTGGGATGAGGTGATTGACACCATGGGGTCGTTTGCCGACGTACCCGCCTCGATCTTCATGAGCGAGGAGGACGTGCTGGCGATGAGAGAAGCAAGGGCACAGCAGGCCACCAGGGAGCAGACCATGGATACCATGCTTGACGCTGCTGCAGTGGCCAAGGACCTAGGAGTAGCCGGTGCAAGACCGCAAGCCGCCCAGCAACTGGCAGTGTAATTGTACTGAGGGCCAGGAGGACGTTGAGTTCTCTGAGGCTCTGGGGGAGTGGTACTGCGTCAATTGTGTGAACCCAGCCCACTGGGACTACGGCGTCCTCGCCACCCCAGAAGGGGATAGACTCCTGGACAGCCTCCAGAAGGATCTCTACGGGCCACTCACGATTGACGACCTGGAACCACAAGGGATGGCCTTTCGTGAGGGTCAGAGGAATCTCTTCTGGCAGATCAAGCGATTGGCTGAGTTCAACAGGGAGCAAGGGAAATGACAGATCTCAATGAAGTCCTTTCCGAGGAAGAATTTGGAGGGCTCACCTCCAAGTACGCCACGGTAGAGGACTTGGCAAAGGCTTACCAGGGTCTTGATAAGACCCTGTCGTCCTCATTTCGTGTTCCAGGCCAGGACGCTGGCCAGGACGAATGGGGTAAGTTCTACACACGGCTAGGAGCTCCAGAATCCACCGAAGGGTACACCCTCCCTGAAACGGAGGACACTGCACTCAAGGACACTCTGGGGCAACTACGGGCATCCGCACTGGAAACTGGCATCACTCAAAAACAATGGACTGCACTTGCACGCAAGGCGAATGAGGTGAACCAAACCAGTCGGACTGCCGTTCAAGACCAGATCTCTCAGATGCGAGAGAACTGGCAGGCTGCGCTGAAGACTGAGCTGGGGGATACCTATGAGGACACGCTGGCTCATGCGCAACGTCTTCATGATCAGGTGTTTGGGGAGGATGAGGAACTGCAAGCCCTTTTTCAGACCCTAGGTATCGCTGATCATCCAGCCATTGTCAGGATGTTCGCAGAGGTGGCAAAACGAACAGGTAACGATCAGATCCCGCAGTCTTTAGGAGGTCAGATGGACCCGGCCAGCAACATCAGAGAGCAGATCAGGGAATGGCACGCGTTGGCCCGGAGTGAGGCTGCTAAGGACAACCGTCACTGGGAGCACGTCGCCACCAAGAAGCGGATGCTTGACCTGATGAAGATTTTCACCGAACAGAAGGTGGACCCTTTGAACCCAGACCTCGCTCCAAACCCAATGGATTTCATGAAGAAGTCCTAAGTTTGTGGTATAGTTTGATTTCGTCCAGGCACCCCTCGCAACGAGGGCCTGGCCACCCAGGCTGCGGGAGCAGCCGAGCGGTGCCCGTAAGGCACTAGGGCGGCCCTTCGCTGGATACCCCCCGATTGGAATTGTACGTCAAGTACCCATTTCGATAGGGGGTTTCCTGTGGCAGCACAGATCGAAACTCATTACAAGAACAACTTTACGGCTGCTATCAGGCTAGAAGCCCAGCAGCTGCAGTCCAAGTTGTCGAGCGTATGGCAGTTCGAGCCGATCACCGGCGAAAAGCAGTACTTCGACACCTATGGCTCCGTTGACCTCACCGAACGAACCAGCCGGAACCAGGCCAACACTTACCAAGAGGCCAGCCGGGACCGGCGCATGATCGCCACTCAGTACTTCGAGTACAGCGAGTTGTTCGACAAGCGCGACAACTTCAAGCTGATGAAGGCGATGGAGCCCGACAGCCAGTTCATGAAGATGGTGCTGGCCTCCGTCAAGCGGAAGATCGACAGCACCATTCTGACGGCCTTCACGGCCACCGCGTACTCTGGAAAGGCTGGCGGCACCTCGAACACCTTTGCTGCTGCCAATCTGTGGACGCAAACGGAGAAGGCTGCTGTTGACGCCACCTACAACGAGAACTCAAGCTTGGTGGCAGACGACATTCGCAAGGCTAGAGAGATTCTGGATACTGCCGATGTCGACCTCGACAGTCAGCCGGTCTATCTGATCTGTCACCCGACCCAGTACTACCACCTGATGGAGAGCACTACCTTCACCAGCCAGGATTTCGTCAGCTACCGTCCTTCGGAAACTGGCGTGATTCCGGTCGTCATGGGGATGCAGGTTATCAAGACCTCTCTCGTCCCGGCCCAAACCTTCACCACAGCTGCTGGTCACTACGCTTACGTCGTGGTTCCCAGTGGTGGTGTCTGGGGTTGGAACCGAGATGTCGAGGTAAGCATCGACACCATTCCTGAAAGGGGCAACGCTGTTCAGCTTGCCGTCTACGCCGACATGGCTGCGACCCGGTTGTTCGAAGACCAGATCATCGCCATTGAGTGTGAAGATGTGAGAGTGGACAACACCTAATCATGCGCAAGACCAAGTACCTAGCTGAGGCGGTACTTGCTTGGGTAAAAGGAGGGACCGATAACGGTCCCTCCAACATTTACCTGGCTCTGCTCGCCTCAATGCCAAGTGACGACGACATCGATGGGGCAGGTGCCCTGACTGAGGTAGCGGACGCCAACTACACTAGAGAGGAGATCACTTTAGGTGCGGTAACCGGAACGGATACCTCAACGTGTGCCAACACAGGGGCGATCACGTATCCAGTTGCTGACGATGACTACTCGGTAGCCGGTTGGGCAATTGTGAACCATGAGACGAACACCACATGGGGAACCAATGTCGAGGCTTTGTATCTTCAGTCGGCTAGCCCGGCGGAAGCTGTCGCGGCAAACCAAGCCTATCGGGTGCCGATAGGGCAGCTCACTGTGAGTGAGGAATGAGATGAGTCTACTTACCAACAACTTCAAGCAGCAATTGCTTGCGAAACAGTACGATCTGCAGGCGGCTGGAGACACCCATACGGTTTACCTGTTCGATGGAGACGATACGACTGCCGATCCTGCTGCGGGCGATGTGTCTGATATTTCGGACATGGACGGCTTTGATAGTGGGTCAGAGGACTACGCTATCAACGATGGTGGTGCGGCAGAATCGGCTGGCGCTGTTTTAGGCACCGAAACAATCTTGAATGGTACGTTCGATGCTGACAACGTCACTGGAAGCTCTGAGACAGGGTCTCCAGGGCTTGACGCTGTCGACACCGGGCAGACCATTGCCGCCCTTGTGATCACGACAAACGTGACTGCTGGAGCCAGCGTGACCACGGCTGGGATCATTTGCGTTATCAGTTCGGGGACCGGGCTGGGGTGGAGTGACACTGGCTTGTCGACAACCGGCAACCCGGTGGACATCACCTGGAGTGCTTCTGGCATCTTCTCGCTGTAGACCCTTGGCCCTTGGGGGTGCCGGATGGGTACTGCTACATACGCGACGTTTTCTACGGCGGTTGCGGCGTCGGCATCAACGACTGATATTACAGTTACTGATTTCGGCACCCCCAAGGGCGCCATCATTACTACTACTTATAATAGTGGTTCAGGGCTCGATGCGCAAAACGCTCCGATCAGTGGGGTTGCATTTACTGATTTCACGGATGATGTTGGTATGGGTGCGCATACATATAGTGTTGGGTCTACAACGGTTGCTACAGGGCACTTGTCTGACGAGCGTTGCTGCACATTGCATTATGGCGGAACGCTTTACGATAGCGCGACGGTGTCAACGATTACAGATGGCTTTCGCCTAACGTGGGATAATTCTACGTTGGCCTGTATGGTTTCTGGCATTATGTTTGGTGGGGATGACGATGACTTGGAGTTTGCTTGTGGCGTTGATACGTGGGACGGCACCTCTTCGGAGCAAACAACGGACATCTCTACGGGGACAACCGGAACGCCGAACCTAATTTTTCAGACATCATCTCTTATCGACAGTGGGAGTCTGCCGGCGAATCGTGATGATGGCTTGTACAACTTCGGGATAGCTTTAGATAATGGTTCCAGTTGGGATCAATGTTGTTCGTATAGGGGCACAGAGGATGCTGTGTCCGACGCTGGCCACACCGCATCGAAATTGTACTGGGAAGACACGACGGATGTTTTTATCCAGGATGGCGTGAGCGATAGTTTGTCGGGGGCAGCCAGGGTCACGGCGGCAGATGCCGGAGAATTTACCCTAACGTCCAACAATGCAGACGGGGATACTTATTTTTGTTGGTTGGCTTGTGTTATGCCTAGCGGTGTTAGCATGAAGCTGGACAACGAAACGACAAAAACTAGCACAGGGACAAAGGACACAACTGGGCTTGGCTTCACGCCAAAAGCCGTGATGGTTGTCCCTGGCTTTGGGTCGTTCAATACCCTAAATGACACTGATAGTGACGCTGCGGCGAGTTGGAGCGTTGGGTTTGCGGATGATAGCGAAGGCGATTGTTCGCTGGCATTAGCGTGTGAGAACATAGGTGGTAATAAGTTTTCCGGGGCGTGGATGTCGGAGACTTATTCTCTCGCCCTTTTAGACAAGCTCGGTAACGCGGTAAATGTGAAGTCATCTGTTTCTGCATACGCATCTGGTCAGTTCACAATGAACTATGCGGCAGCGGATGGCTCTGCCAACCCATTCGTGTATCTGGCCCTTTCAGAGAATGCTGAGTCTGAGTCTGATGAAATTATTCCCACAGCTTACTCCAATACAGAAACCCTCCATTCTCCAATTGTTGCCACTTATGATGAGATCCTCCCTGCCGTCCTGTCCAATGTAGAGACCCTGTACAGTCCGGCCATCGATACCTACGACGAGATCCTTCCGACGGTGTACTCAAATAGTGAGACCATTCACTCTCCTACGGTCGGCACTCCGATAGATGTTCTCCCTGCAGTCCTCTCTAGCTCAGAGACTCTTCATTCTCCAACCGTCGGTACTTATGACGAAATTCTTCCGACTACCTTAGCAAACTCAGAGACTCTGCACAGTCCTGTCGTCGATACCTACGATGAGATCTCGCCAGCTGTCCTTGCCAATGCAGAGACTCTCCATTCTCCTGTCCTGGCCACGACGCCAGCGCAGAATTTCAGGATTCAGCGCGGTGTTGTAGATGTTAAGCAAAGCACGACGCCGGAGACGGTGACGCTTGACTACACTGTCGTAACCGCCAATGCCTTCGTCCGATTCACCAACATAGCAAACGTGAGTGGTGGTGTTGCTGCTGGATCTGACTCCAACAAGAACACAGACGATTTCACTTTCCACATCACTGCGATGACCACAACCACTTTCACCATCGATGGGACTTCAAGTGGTGAGGACGTGGACTATCGTATCTATTGGGAGTGCCTCGAGTACACCGGCAGCCTTGGCGGTGATGACGAGTTCATCGTGCGCTACTACGATGACGATGGAATCACCCACACCAATAGCACGGCCAACATTGCCATCAGCAGCGTGAGTGACTCAACGGCTCTTGTGCCGTTCATCTGTGGCAAGAGTTGGGCCTATACCTCCATGGGAATGAGTGGCTGCAACTCAAGGGCTTCCATTGACACTGTCAGTGAGGAACTCGACTTAGCCCGGACCACAACAAACTTCGATGTCCCGACAACGGTAGCTGTGGTTGAGTTCACTGGCTCCAACTGGACCGTGGAGCAGAACGTTTCCCACACGTTTTCGGCTGACGGTGTCAACGAAACAGAAAGCATCTCGGCGGTAACCCTTGCCGAATCGTTTATCGTACACAGCTTCAGCAACCCGTCGGGCGAAAACGAAGGTTGCGAGGTAGCCTGTTTCTGCTGGTTCAAGGATACGGATGAACTGTACTTCCGGCTCGATAGCAGTGCCGATAATGCAGCGGGAGGGAACTACAAGGCCGTTGCTTTTGTTGTTTCGAATCCGAACATATCTGTCAATCACATCGACAGCATTGTTGATGATGAAGACTTCCACCCAGCTGGTTCGTCATCGCCTCAAACGATAGACGTTACCATTACCGAGGTTCCGGCACTGAAAACGACTGGCACCTTTGCGTCTTGCGCTGGCTTTACCAATTACCCGTCATTCGCATGGAACTATCGTCTGACATCCACTACCAACCTTGAATGGTGGCGAGGCCGGTATGGTGGCGCAGTTGACTGGACTGCTCAGATCGTCGACTTCAGCAAGACCAGCGATTCGATTGCCCCTACGGTCCTCTCCAACGCGGAAACTCTCCATAGTCCGACCATAGCGACCTACGATGAGATCTCGCCAACAGCTCTTGCCACCGCGTACACGGTCCATGCTGCACAAGTCGACACTCTTGAGATACACCCAGAAGCAATCGGGTCAGGGTCTGTTGTCCAGGAGGCGCTAGTCGTTCTTGGAGATACCTGCTATCCAGCTGCAATTGCCTCTGGAACAACCATTCAGACTAGTCTGAAGGTTGCTATAGCACAGTTGATACAGCCAGGGTGGTGGACGCCAGGGACTCACGTAGAGATGGGTAGCACGCTAGCTACAAGTCATGAGTTGGTTCCGCGTACTCTAGACGCAGAAGAAGAGGTTGGAGGAGAGAGAGCTCCCCTCCCGGTCGTTCTCACAACCGACCCCTTTGTCGATGCTACGGTTACTTTCTCCGGCCGTGGCAACCTTACAGTGCTAAGCAATATCACAGAGCAGTCTGATGCAGGGGTCATCTACTGGTACCTCAAAGAGATTGTGGGGTTGTTGAGATAATGGCGTGGCACAGCGACAGTTTCCTCTACAGGTACAAGGTCACTCTCAACGCGGATTCGGCCTATTTCGATTCCACGCTCACAAGTTTCCATGCCAAGATCACCATTCCGGCGAACCAATCTGCTGTTATTGCTGCGAACACCCGATCTGACAACAATGATATCGCCTTCACGCAAAGTGACGAGATTACTAACCTACCCCATGAGGTGGTAGTGGGGTCGGCTACTGGGTATGTGTTCTACATCAAGCTCCCTACGGTTGTCCCGGACGATGACCTCGTTTTGTACCTGTACTTCAACCAGGCCGATGCTTCTGCATCCTACGAAAACCACACAAGCCTCTGGGCCAACCACCATGCCGCCGTACACTTCGAATCGGAACTTGATAGCACATACGCCAGGAACAGTTCTTGTTCTAACGCAGACCCATACGGACCTGGCAACCCCGCATGGGCTTGGATGAGTCCGTCCAATTCGGGGACTGTAGAAACCACAGACGCCAACCTCGGAACCGCCAGGACGTTTGACGGATCTGACGACTACAACTTCATGGACGCCAGGATTGGGGAAGAGCAGGCGAGTTGCTACTTCTCTGCGTGGGTGAAGTTCTCCGATGTCAGTGCCGGTGCCTGGCAAAGAGTTTTCGACAAGGCATACGGGGTCAATGACCAGCATGTCTACGCGATGGGGTCTGTGTACAACGGAGTCGGTGAGGAGTTTTGGAGGTTTCGTCTGAAGACTGGATCGCCGACAATCAACTCAACGACGACCCTGATTGCAAACGAAAGTTCTCCGCTAGAAAACGACCTCTGGTATCTAGTGACCTTCGTATACGACAGCAACACCATGTACATCTATCAGAATGGTGAGCAGATCGCTAGCACCACGGTTGATGAGCCGGGAACTATTGTCGTGAATGGCAACGACAACTTCTTACTTGGGGCAAGCCCTGCCACAGACCAGTATGGGCTGTACGCGGACATGGCAGACTTTCGTGCTGCACATGAGGCAATGTCCCTTGATGAGCATAAGGCCACGTACCACGTTGAGATTGGGGACACCAATTTGGTGTCCTCTGTGGATACGTTCGCTATCGATGACATCGGGACGCCCAGTCCGGCCATTGAGCCGACGGCTATTGCCACCGGTTACTCAATCCCCACAGATCACAAGTGCGTTCCGAACGGTGTTCTGGGAGCAGCCCTTGCCTCTGGCGTGTCCTTCCCGACCAATACAGCTATCAGTACCTCTGCCGGTACTGGCGGGGAGATGCGAACATGGGTGACTCGTAACGGCATCACCTGGACGTTCAGTGAGTCTCACCTTTGCGGTCAGTTCGTCACTGGTGACTGGTGGGTGGTTGGTCCAGTGAATATCACTCACATCAACCCGATGCCAAGTGGGCAAGCGTCCAGCAATCCCTATGGTCTCTGGGATGGTGGCGGCAATCTCGTGGCGCAACGATGGTACCGGAATGTGTCAAAGATCAATCCATCCACATCGTGGGGAGAGGGCTACGATAGCTCAACTGCCTACGGGACGCCGTACTATGGTGGCAACCCTAGACTGTGGTACAACCATGGGAAAAACGCGGCGTATCACAACTCAACGGCAGGGAGCGAGGGAACGCGGTTCACTGATGTGAATCCCATTGCCCTCCAGGCGGGGGACTCTCTTTGTAGCTCTGTCTCGAGTCCCACTGAGGCCATTGGTGTTGGGCAAACGCGAGAGATAGAGATCCTTACTTGTCTTTCTACTGCCCCCTCTCTAGATGCCTTTCGACCTGGCTATGGGAGTGGGACGAAGACGGTTTACCAAGAGTCACAAGTAGACTACACCGTGTTGCCCAATTTGCCCTGGCCGGACAGAACGCTGATGACGGGTGGATCTGTATCTGAGCCTACCCCTGCAATCGTTCGGAGCTCTACCCGCAGTTTCGCTAACGCTGACGTTTCGTTGTACCCATTTATCTGTGAGTACACTTGTGCGTATCAGCAGCGGTATGTGTTCCCAACGATAAATCAAGCGTGGGGATACGGAGCCAGGATCAATGAGGTATGGTCGAACTATTCCGCATTCTGCACGCTGAACAATCCAGTATCTGAAAAGAAACCGTTCGCTAATTACATCATCCAAGCAGGCATCGACCTTTTGTCTCTCTTTGAAGACGACACGAACGAACTCATTTCATGGTGTTCTGCCGGGAACGGGGGGATGTACAAGTTCCCCTTGGCGTTCGCAAGGACGATGCTTGACTCCACTGACTTTGATCCGGTGTTCTTGCACAACACATTTGGAGAAGATCTTTCCTGTCTGTGGGTAGACAATGCCGGTGGCGTTCATTCCTCAAACAGTGTCTACACTTCGTGGGGGTGGAATGAGGCCATGGTGCAAGCCAACTTCTCTGCCGCCTATTTCACCAATGCCTTTACGATTGATTGGTATGGTTGGCCTGGTTATCCTGATAGCAACCAATTCCATCAGACTTATGATAACACTTTGCACTACGTGTCCGGCAAGGGGATAGCAGAGTGGGCATACATGCCACTCACTCTCCCGGCTGGGTCAGGCATTGGGGCTGTGGCACCCACTTGGAACAACAGCAATGTCATCGAGGGGTGGGGTGGGGGGCAGTACGGTAATGTTTATCGGAGGATCTTCCCTCCACCTTACATGGGGCTGGCTTACGCAGCCAAAGCCATGGGGCCTGGTATGTCGGACCTGTTCGATCTAGTCGGAGCGAAGGCAGCATACATCACACGGTTCCTCGCCATCGAAAGGGCTTTGTACGGAACCAGCTACGGAGGATTTGCTGCAGACCCAGACGCCTGGAACTTTGGGGGAGGAAGGTGTACGTGCGCCAACTACGTCGAGATCCTCTGTGATCACTACCTAGAGGATGGGCACCTAGAAACCTTTGATAGCAATTTCTTACCAGACAGCATTTCATCTGGCACAACGATCCACGACGTAGGTAGTGTGTACGATCGATTGATACTGCCGACAGCCCTTGCTACTGGGTACTCTATTCCAGATGGGGATGCTGACACAATAGCGGCGATTGAGCAGCAGTACATCTTCCCGGATCTCTACGAAAACGTAGCGGACCCGGTCCTTGGCACTGCTGAATACCCAATGGTGAAAACGTATTCGGCCATTGGGCCAACTGCTATCGCCAGTGGGGAGACATTCTATGACGTTTCTCCAGTAACGTATGCTATTGGTTGTCAACCGAACTGGTTCGTGCCTTCTAGTTGGATTCCAAAGCATACGGTCACGACATCGCACATCATCGAGCCTATTGTCAGCTCACTTGGTTTTTCACCTATCAAAGGGGCAATTGTTGAGACGACCAGCCCTTACCGTGACGCTGACTCCACCATAGCTTTTGCAGGCCGCGCTAGGTTGCGTGTGAGAACACCCTTTGGGGAGATCTCTCGCGCCTCTGAGATTTACTGGTACCTCAAGGAAATCATGAAACTCTTACGATAGGAGAACACAATGGCAGCGACTGCCTACTACGCAGACACCTACGATCAGGCATACACGGATATGCCGAGGGTGTTGAACCCACAAGTGGAGATCGAGACCTTTTACGCGAAGTACACGTTCACTGCGGCTGAGGATGCTTCGTCGGCCGACACGATTGCGCTGTTCAAGGTTCCGGGTGATACCTGTATTTTCGCTGGCGGGATTCGTTGGACAGGAGCGGAGACGGCAACCACCATTGACCTTGGCTATGCCAATAACGTGGACTGTCTCCTTGACGGGACCACCCTGGCGGCAGCCGACTCCTTTTCTTTCTTCCAAGGTGGAACCAACGACAAGGGCTGGCCTATGTCTACATCTGAGGCCACTTGCATCGCTACGCTTGGTGGCTCTACCGAGGATCCGGACGCTGGGGATATCCTTGAGGTCTGGGCCCTTGGCATGCGAGCGGCCACTACAGCATAGGCACCTTGCTTCAGGGAGGGGGCTGGGCTCCCTTGCTCCCTCCCATCTTAGAACGGAGGCGTCATGGCAATCTACCCAGCCAATGCAACAACATTGGACATCTGGAATCTGGCGTTCACCAGGCTGGGAGTTCCAACGGTCACCTCCACCGCCTCGACAGCGACCAGAGCGGTGCGAGCAGCCGCAGCATGGGACCTTTGGCGTCCTGCCTGGATCATGGAGCATGAGTGGTCTGGTCTCTGCGATACGATAGAGCTGGACACAGAGGACTCTGGTGACCCGGTGGACCGCTGGGACTACCAGTATGACCTGTCTACGAACGACCCTGACTTCACCGACCTGCTGCGGATCCTACGGGTAAATGGGGAGGAGAGGGAGGCAGGCTCTGACCGGTGGGAGATCCACCTAGATGCGGACAGAGACAAGCGGTTCCTGCTGACGGACGCTGCCCCTTCAGTCTACGTTGAATGTCTCTTCGACTACCCGGAGCCGGCGTCCAGCGACAGCCTTGGCATGTTGATTGGCATGTCGGCTGCCAACGCTATGGGTATGTGCTTCGCTGACTTCCTGGCCCCCATCATTGGCTTGGCTCAGAACAGTCAGCTGATCATCAAGCAAGATGCGGCGAGGGCGCTGCGGGTGGCCAAGTCGATCGATGGCAGAGAAGGAAGCCCTAAACTCTTTGGTGACGAACCCTTGGTGGATGCAAGGCTATGACAGACTATGTGAGCCAGTCCAGCTTTGGTGGAGGTGAGCAGAGCCCACGCATTGATGGGCTGGCTCATACGGACCAGTACCGGGCGGGGTGCACAACCCTGACGAACGCACTGATCACCAAGTTTGGTGGTGCGATGAAAAGGTGGGGGTTCCAGTACGAGGAAGATGCCCATGCTGCTACTTCTGCCTTGTTGATTCCGATGCGAATTAGGGGGACTGGGGAGTTTCTTCTTGAGTTCTCAGCTGGTTACTTCCGGGTGTGGGAGGACGGGGAGTTGCCTGCCTCACCTGAAACGGTGGTTACCTACTTCACAGAGGCTGAACTGGCAGACGTCCAGTGGGCTCAGTGGGGGAACATGCTTTTCCTGGTCCATCCGGATAGAGAGCCTAGGGTCATCAAGTATATCGATGGCGTGTGGTCGTTTGAGATCTATGATCCAAAGTTCACTGGGCCTATGCTGGATCCGAAACGGAAGCGGCCCCTTTCGTTCAGGAAGCTCAACGCTGGGACGTACTATCTTGAGACCATTGAGGGCGAGGACACAGAACCCTTCTTTATCAAGGGTGACGAGTCCACGGCTGGCGGTCGTATCTTCCTCATCGAAGGGAACTGGGTGCGGTTGGATCCTAGCGATGGCTACATGACCCCCAACAAGGCTTTAGTTATTGCTCTGGATGAGTGCGATCTGGATAGCTTGGTTCTTACTGATGCAACCAGCACCATCGCTTCGCGTGAAGTATACGATTGGCATGGTCCGTGGGTTGAGCAGGCACTGCAATCGGCAACGTGTAGCGTGGACAATGACGCCGATTCTGGGAATGTGGAGATTGGTGAAGAGTTTACCATTGATCTTGGAGATACCATTGCTACTGATCAGTGGCTGACGAACGTCATTGATATAGACGCCACCGATAACCAAGGCGAGCGGTTGGCCGTGATCACCAGAGTGACCAACAGCAACACCCTCCGTGCAATCCTCATCCATGGCAATCCCGGTGGAACTTACCCAGTTGCCGATGACGCCACCTACACCGCTGGCCTTCAGCGGTGGGAGCTGCGAGACCGGTGGACTACGGACGAAGGCATTGCCCTGATTTCAGACGATACGACAGGGACAGGACTCAAGGTCAGGGCTTCCACGTTCCCCGGCACGACCACTGAGCCAGAGGTGTTCACAGCCACTATGGTTGACGGTGGCAATGAGACTGGTGGTCTGGTCTACATGAATGGCGGATGCTACCGGATTGATACCTACCTGGACTCTGCCGACGTGACGGTGGATGCCGAAGCTGATGCTGAGCCAGCCCACCCCTACCCCACCACTACTTGGTCTATCGGTTGGTCGAGGGGTACCGGCTACCCCAGGACGGTAGCCGTCCACCAGCAGAGGCTGTGGTTCGGCGGGGTAGACCGTTTCCCCAACCGAATCTATGGGAGCCGGGTCAACCAACCCTTCAACTTCACTCCGGGTCCTCTTGATGATGACGCCGTTACCCTCTCCTTGGCCACTGAACATGGAGCTGGTGTCCAGTGGATGCGGTCTGCTCGAGACCTCATGGTAGGGTCAGAGGATACAGAGTATGCCATCAAGGGGGCGCCGATTAGTGCCTCTGACATTGGCGTCAATCCACAAACCTCATACGGTGGAGCTCCGAAACAGAGCCTGCTGGTTGGCAATACCGTCTTCTTCGTGACCAAGGACGGCAAGGGGCTGAGGGAGCTGAGGTTCACCATTGATGAGGACGGCTATGCCTCAATGGATCTGGCCGCTATCGCTGGCCACCTCTGGGAGGTCAGTCCGATAGATCGTATCGTCTACATGCGTGACCCTCTCCCTGTCATCTTCGTCCTCAGAGAGAACGGCACGATCTGTGCCCTATCCTACTCGAGGGAGTCTGGTGTCTTCGGCTGGTCTCCTTGGACTTCCAAAAGCTCCGATACAATCAAGGCGTTAGCTGTTCGTAGACCTGACGGGTCCGATCAAGACCAGCTCTGGGTCGTACGGGATCGAGGAGGTACTCGCTATGTGGAACGAATGGTGGTGGATCAGTACCTTGACCACCTGTTGTGGGTACAGCCGCAGGCTGCAAGCCAGTATATCACATCTGACGATACGGCCGGTATTACGCATCTCATCGGAGAATCAGTATCAGTATTTGATGAGGTCGACCTCTACCTTGGTGACTTCTTGGTTACCGATGCAACGCCAGATACTACTGCGGAACTGCCCAGTGAGGTTACCGTGGTATGCGGGAACGAAGGCCCTGACGGGTCCAGTCGGGCACGTCTCGGCCTCTCATACACATTCACGCTTACGCCTCATGAGCCAGAGACAAGAGACTCGTGGGGTGATTCCTATGGACGCACACGACGGTGCCACCGGGTAAGGGTCCTGCTCAAGGACAGCTGGGCGGGAAGTGTTGGTGGTGATCCCATTGAGACTGACGTTACGATAGCAAACACTGCCCACGTATACCACAGTGGCTGGGAGTATCTGTCAGCTGTTTCGAAGAAGTCGCCTTCGGTGGTGCATGACGTCCCCTTTGCATTCGAGCTCCTTGCGATGAACATGGCCTATGAATACGGAGACTAAACTAGACCTAGTTGTGTTCGAGCCATGCCACATGGACATGGTGCCAGAAGAGGACCTGATCGGTGGCTCCGATATCCGGGGCTGGCTTGTGAAGGAACACTTAGCTGGCTGGACGCTGCTGAATGACAACCATGCGCCGGAGGCGTTCTTTGGATTCATCGAGAACTACTGCGGCACTGAGGTTTGGTGTGTGATGACGAGGGGGATGGACCTTCGTAGGTTCTGTCGGATTGTGAAGTCGGTATTGTATCCCTTCGTTCAGTCGGAGGGTTGCGTGTATGCCCACGTTCAAGAGTGGGGCATTCGTTTCGTTGAGTGGCTTGGCTTTGAATTCCTTGAACACGTAGACCTGCCGGAAGGCAGCTGCAAACTGTACAGATTGGAGGCGGGCTCATGTCGTTAGACAGCGAGGACCCGGTAACCCTTGCGGTTGTGGGTGGGCTATCCACCTCAGCAGGTGGCACTGCTTACGGGGTCTATCAGGCAGAAAAAGGTGGGCGAGAAGAGAAGCGTGCCGCTTACCGGCAAGCGCAACAGGTCAGGACGGCAGGAGAGCAGCAGGCCAAGGTCAAGCGTGAGCAAGCTGCTCGCCTTGCTGGTTCACAACGGGCTGCTTTCGGGGCAGCTGGCCTTGAGGGCGTGGGGATGCCTGCAATAGTAACCCTTGATTCTCTCTTGGCTGGCCTTCGGGATAGCAACCGCATCCTGACTGGTGCTACCAAGCAGGAGTCCAACATCAAGAAGGCGGGCCGCAGAGCTAGAGCTGCTGGTACTCGTAAGGGCATCGGAGTTGGCATCGCTGGCATTGGTGAGCTGTTGAAGATTGGAATGGCTGGTCTCGAGGGAGAGTAACGTGCCTAGGATTCGAATACCTACCCGAAGAGTTGACCCCCGTCTGGGTCAGGTCACAGAGTCTCCTTACCTGCCTAGTGAGGGTGCCGGTTTGGCGGAGCGGGCGGGTGTTGGTGTCGGTGGTGCGCTACTCGGCGTTGGCCGTCGCCTTGGTAACGAGGCTGATCGTCTTCGACGAGAGCAAGAACGCGATCGGCTTGAGGCAAAGTACGATACTGTTCGTGAGCGGCGCCGAGAGGAGGCTGTCTTCCAGCGTGGCGAGGCTATCGACACGAAGAAACTGAACAAAGAGGCTCGAGAGGCGGAGGCGGAGGACAAGAAGGTTGGCGACCTTGAACTAGCGAAGGCGATTGGTCCGATACAGGGGATCCATGCAAAGGTTCAGAACTTCGATGACGTCGGGCTTGTTCCTGATCCAGTGGAACAACAGCTCATCGTCGAGGATCGTTACGAACAACTAGCTGAGGGATTTGAGGAAATCGCTAAGGGGATTACTTCTGCCGATGGTCGACGGCGGTTCGAACTCAAAGCGGAAGAGACGTTGGGAAAGTTCAAGGCTGGCGCTCCTCTCCTCTTGAAGGAACAGCAAAAGCGGAAGCGGCAAGAAGAACAGCAACTCCAGCTCAAGGTTGGCCTTGCTCCTCCGACCCTGAACACTGTGATGGAGGTGTCTGCCTTTCGGGAACAGACAAGGGCGTTCGCTTCCACGATAGAGTGGGATTCAGAAGAGGCGTTAAAGGACTATCTCCGTAAGGCTGATCTTGCTGCGTGGGATTCTTATTTTGCAACCAAGCTAGGCGTACCGGAGTCTGAAGAGGCATTTGGCGAAGCCCACGAAATTATGACTGGTGCCTATGAGGGGTTGGGGTTGCCAGGAGAGTACCTTGCTGAGAAGCGGACGATGGCCATGCGCATCTTGCGTGGGCATGTGGATAGTACCTTCAACCGAAGGTCAGTAAAGGCAGGGGCTGTGCCGATACCAGAGGATGGGGTTGGTATTGGCGGGGTATTGCGGACAAACAATGAGTACCTTGCAGCTCTTGAGCTTGACCTTGAGGAAGATCTAGCTGGCCTGCCGAAGAATGTCAAGGATCCCCTCCTTACCAGAGCACGTTCTGGTCTCGCCGAAGCCAGGATCGAGATAGGTCTGGAGGCAGCGGAATTCATAAGGGGTCGACAGTTGTTCATGGCGGGTGGTCCAGCTGGGACAGCTGAGCAACAGGGCCTGAAGAAGAAGTACCTTACAGATCTCTTTGAGCATGATGTTGTGAATGTGCCAGCAGAGGAGGCAGCTGCCAACATTGCGAGGAACGTAGTCCAAGGCCAGGTCTTCATCCCTCAGTACATGGCTACCCTCTCTGGCTGGTTGCATTCGGACGATGTAGACAACGTGGTCAGAGCAGCGACTGTCTATGGCTTGATCGCTAACGATAACGAGGCGCTGATTGCTTCTCATCGGGTGGGCGAAACCCTTGATTCTGCTGGAGCTCGAGACGGCACCATTATGCTCAAGATCCACGACAATCTTGAGAACGGGATGCCGAAAAACCAGGCGGTTGCGGCTGCTATGTCCAAGTTCTCTTCGGTTGAGAAGGTGAAGGGTGGGGCAGCCACAGCATTTGCTGCTCTTGAGAAGATGGAGGTTGGCAATCTCGAACAGATAGAAAGCTACATTGTTGATCTGCCTGGTACTGGTCGTCCTGATTCTACGCCTTTGATGCAAGAACAATACTCAGAGCTGGTAGAGGCATACTTTTTAGCTGGTGTACCAGACATTGCGACAGCCCGTAAGGCTGCATGGAATACCTTGTATTCACAGTGGCGTGTGGACAGGTCAACCACGGCGGCTCGGTGGATGCGGTACGGTCCTGAACAGGTGTATGGTTTGCACTCACAGAAGGCGCTGAGGAAAGAGTTGGCTGCGGGAGTGGACTTGGAGGACGTGGTCCTAATCACTCAGCCCACAGAAGCAGGTGGCTCAGCCGAAACACCCTATCTCTATGACGTGTACAAGATTGCTGACGGTGAGTTCAAGTTGGCAGAGAGCAAGGACGGTAATCCTATGGCTGGGTGGTGGCCGGGGGCTGCACCGGAAAAGAAGGACGATGAACTAACCGCCGAAGGGATTCATCAGGAGCGTGTGGCCAAGGAGGCAGACACGCAAGAAGCCCTGAAAGTGCTACGGGGCGAGGGCAAGAAGGGCGAGGAGCCAGCCAATCTAGCCCCGACCCTTCAGGAGATGCTCAAGCGTGCCGAACGTATCCTTGGCGTCAGGAAGGATAATCAATAGGCCATGCCTATCGTCCCGCTAGAGGAACAGTCCAAGTTCCGAAACCCTATCGGGCTCGGCTCGGCTCTTGAGTTCTATACCCCGCCACCGAAGGAGGCAGAATCCCCGTCCTTGTGGGATCTTACGACTGCTGGCTTCCGCCGGGAGAGCACCTTCTATGGGCTTTATGAGAACTTCACCGCTCCAGCCCCTGACCTGTCAGTAGACGTGAACTGGAACCCATTTGAGGGTGACTACCTGGCCAACATTCCTGAAGACTACCGGTTCGCCTTCGCCTACACCATGAACAGGCAAGTCAGTGACCGCCTCAAGTCCAAGATCCGCAAGGAGATGGAGGACACCAAGACCATTCAGGCTGGTGGTCTCCTTGGCATAGGGGCCTCCATGCTGGGGAGCGTCCTCTCTCCAGAGATCGGCTTCCCGGTCGGGTCTTTGGCCAAGGTGGCCAAGGCTGGTCAGGTGATCCGTCCCTTCCTCAGAGGTGCCGGTCAGGTGGGGGCAGCTGGGGTTGCCGCTACAACCCTTTCGGAGCTGGGCCTACAGGGGGTCCAGGAGACCCGCAGCCTTGAGGAGAGTCTGTACAACGTAGTGGGGGCAGGTGTTTTCACTGGGGCCCTAGGCGGCGCTGTAGGCCTCTGGGGGGCAAAGCGTGCAGCGGAGCTGGCAAGGGCAGCTGAGATAGAGGCCAGGATCGACACGCTGGGGGTCAAAACGGCCATGGCTGAGGCGTTTGAGAACCCGAAGGAATGGATTGGGCTGTCGGGACCGGCCCAGGCTCGCCGTCTTGCAGATAAGCTGCGGAACGTGGATCCAGAGCTGGCTGAGCTCGTCCTACCAGGTGGGATCTGGAAGAAGTCTCTCCGCTATGGGTTCCGGTGGAATCCAGTCGGTGCCTTGTCTACCTCTCAGTCACCGTCAGCTAGGCTGTTCGCTTCTGTCGCCTCCGACACCCCGTTCCTACGACGTAAGCCACACATACAAATGAACATAGAGTCGGCAACCGAAGCGCACTACATGCGGGAGGCCGACAAAGAGTTCCAGATTCACAAGATCTGGAGGGACTACAAGAAGACCGGGGACAGGACGATTCCCAGTTTCAAAGCATTCCGGGAGGAAATTACCGAAGCCAACTTCATTGGGGATGTCGCGGACGCGACCAGGATTTCAAGCGAGGAGGCCCAGAAGTTCCTCGCCAAGGGGGCAAGGGTTACTAGGGACTTCTACGACACAGCCTTTCGTGAGGGCAAGGAGGTCGGGATCTACTCGAGTGCTGGCGAGAACAGCGTGGACCCGACCCATGCTTCTCGAGTGTGGCGCAACAAGAGGATCGAGCTCGACAAGCAAGGGTACAAGGACGAGGTGCTGTACCCACACTTTCGAGAACAGGGCTTTGCTGGCAAGGAACTTGACGATGTTGCCGACGAGGTGATTGATCACATTCTAGGCTCTCCTACGGGGGTAGCACCCAGCATGATCATCACCCTGCCTGGATCTGCTCGTCGTCGATTGATCCGCATAAAGTCCACGTTGGCAAGAGATTGGATTGAAAGGGACGCATTCGTCCTCATGCGTAGGCTCACTAACAGGACTGGGCCGGATACAGAAATTGCCAGGGCATTCAATGCTGCCACAAGCAAGGCGATCCGTAACGCATGGGATGATGCGGTTGCTGTCACCGCTCAAGCAGTCGAGTCGGGTGACGTGAGGCCATTGGATTTACTCAACGCCCGTCTCCATGATCTCGGCAAGGTGGGTGAGTTGTCATTCTCTCTCAAGAAAGGGGACTTCCGTCTTGCGGAGAAGCTCGAGAAGCTCATCGGCGAAAGGGAAGAGGTTGCACGTAAGATCTACCCCTTGGAGGATCTTGGCAAGAAGGCGGACAAAGCGACCAAGGATAAGCTGTCAGCCGTTCGCAAGGAACTCAAGGCAGTTGAGAAAGAGATCCGTAAGATACACAAGCAACGGCCAAAGGCGCTGGATCTGTCTACGGAGGCTGGCCGGCTGAGAGAGACCGAGGCACTCAAGCTGAATGCCGAGGAATTGCGTCAAGAGCAGGCCCAGCGTGCTATCCGCCTTGACCATGTGGCAGGCGCCATCACTCGAGACTATGACAATCTCAAGGCGGTTGCCAAGTCAGACCGAGCGAGGCGGCGACTGGGCCGTAGGCAAAAGCGTGAGATCGAAGACTTCAAGTTGATCCGGGAACGGTTGCGGAACACAGCTGGCATGTCTTCTGATCCGGCCCACTGGGCATTCAGGGTAGAGCGTCAGCTTCTCAACCTCAACTTCATGTCCAAACTGGGGACGGTGCTGATTTCTTCTCTTGTTGACATGGCCATGGGAACGTTTGTTCATGGCGTGTCTCCTTACCTCCGATCCCTTCGTACCCTGTTCCGGTCTCCCAATATGAAGAAAACCGTCCTTGAGCTCATGGATTCGGAGGAGTTGGCCAGGATTATTCCTGCCCTTGAAATGGCCAACAACCATCAGGGTCGGATCATGCGGATGGGAGACCTGGTTGACACAGAGGTGCCTGGATCTATCGCTGAGAGGACAGGCGATCTTGCGACCCATGTCTTTGGCCACCTTACTGGGATAACCTTTTGGAACTCAGCCATGAAGGGAACCATGTCCCTTGTGGCAGCTGACCGCATCCTTCGTGACGCCATGGACCTGGTCGGTGGACGAGCAACCAAGCTAGTGCGAGGCAACCTACAAATGGCTGGGATCTCAGACGATGCAGCCCACGCCATTGTAGATCAGTTTGCCAAGCATGGTCAGCGGGAGGTCAAGGGGTTCAAGCTAAACCTGCCTAGGTCCCAGAGATGGGACGCCGACATAAAGAGGATCTTCCAGACGGCCGTCATTTCAGATGTTCGTCGTACTATCCTTACCCCTTCAGCTGGCGACAAACCACGGTTCATGTCCAAGCCGTTCCTTCGCCTTATGGGGCAGTTCCGTTCCTTCATGTTCGCAGCCACCAACCGCCTGACTATCTCTGGTAGTCAGCGACTCTTTGGCCTCGGCGATGCTAATGTGGCGGCTGGGTTTGTTCACGCGATAGCCTTGGGGGTTATGGTTGACCATCTCAAGGACGTTATCGCTGGTCGTGACCCATGGGAAAAAGACTGGAAGCAGAGGATTGTTGCTGGGATCGAGCGATCGGGTACGCCAGGTCCGATATTCGATGCCAGTGGGATCATGGAGAAATGGAGTGGCGGACGGTTTGGCATCAACCCTGCCGTCGGGGCTGGAGTGTCACGACGGTACATGTCTCGAGATAGGTTCGGGGCCATCGCAGGGCCATCGGTAGGCATGGTGTCTCGCCTTGGTGAGGCAGTCACTGACCTCTTGAAGGAGGGTCAGCTTACCGAGAGTGACATCCACAACATGCGTAGGACAACACCGACACAGAACTGGATTGGTACCTACCGCCTGTTCAACTGGCTCGAGGATGCCATTACGAAAGAGTTCAACCTGCCTAAGAAAGAATAGGAGGCCACATGAAGACGCTGGCTTTGATGAGTTGCGTTCTCTTGCTGACCGGTTGCGCCTGGTTGAGTGAGGCCATCGCACCGGACGGAGGAACAAGGGCTGACATCATAGCAGAAGAAGCGACCAGGACGGTCCACCAGGTGTCGCCCTTCCTGCCCCAACCATGGGGCACCGTTGCAGAGGTGTTGGGTACCGCAGCTGCGGCTGTCCTTGTTGCCTTTGCTGGCAAGAAGACATACACCAAGATAAAAGATGCTCCAAAAGGTAGCATGTTGGGATAACACACCTCCTTCTACTCCTGGTCCAGGGAAACGCCAGGTTTTCCCTGGACCTTTTTTTGTGCATCGGTTACGCTAGCCGACGGTCGTTCACTCCACTAAGAAAGGACAAGTGATCATGGCCACAACCACCGTTCCGTCCTCCCTCAAGGGGAAACCCCCAGTTGTTGATGGAGAGAAAGAGGAGAGGCTCAAGTTGCTTCTCTTCGGGGAGGCTGGGTCAGGGAAGACCTGGAACTCTATCCTTCCCACCACCTACATCCTGGACTGCGAGAAGGGTACTGACCACTACCCCCAGCTGATCCTTGACTCTGGATCAGTCGTCTCCCACATCAACACGCTAGATGAGGCGATAGCGGAAGTTCATGCCCTCATCAAGGAGCAGCATGGTTACACCACTCTTCTCATAGATCCACTGACCACCATCTATGCCCACGAGGTGGACAAGATGGAGGACCAGTACGGTGACGAGTTCGGCAGGCACTACGGCAAGGCGAATCGGAAGTACTACCGACTTTGCCGGCTGCTGACCTCACCCTCTCTCGACATGAATGTCATCGCTACCGCGCACAACAAGAATGCGTACAATGCAGAGCATGAGCTATCAGGCCAGACGTTTGATGCTGGTAAGAAGACCGACTTCATATTTGATCTGGTCTTCCAACTCATGCTCTCAGCAGACCGGACTGAAAGGTTTGCTTATGTGCGCAAGTCGAGATTACCCAACGAGTTTCCACAGAATGACAGGTTCCGCTGGTCCTACGATGAACTCGCTCGTCGATATGGAAAGGAGAGGCTTGAGAGGACGGCTTGCCCAGTCCAGCTGGCCTCAGAGGAGCAGGTTGTGCTGCTGCGTTCGATGGTTACATCGCTTGACGAAGCGGATAAGAAGGCATTGAAGTACAGCAGGAGTAGCTTGGCCAAGGTCGACGACTTCTCTGACCTGCCAACGGAGGTGGCTGCCGTTGCCATCGAGAAGATTGGTGAACGGCTGAAAGGAAAGTGACACATGCCTCGGTTTGATTTCGATGCAGACACTGACGACGCGGTAGATCTCCCGCTCGGCGTGGACTTGCTGTTCCGGGTGACTGAGTCGAGGGAGTTCAAGGCAAAGAATGACACTACGATGCTGTCCCTCAAGCTCGAGGTGCTCACCGACGGCCCGTCTTTGGGCAAGACCATGACTCACATCATGGCGTGGGATCAGCAGAAGGTAGGCTTGGTCAAGTGGAACCTGAAGTGTTTCGGTATCCCCTGCAAGGGGGAGGTGGAGCTCTTCAAGGAGGCACTGCTCGGCAAGATGATCATGGCCCCGTTGATAAAGCGTGGCCAGTACATCAACCTTGATCTGAACAACGCCAAGAATGACGCTGAAGGGACACTGGTACAAGAGGCGGCTGAACCAGACGCACCATTCTAGAGGGGGTAGGATGTGTCATCCGTTTCGAGTTGTCTGTTGGGGGGACTGCTGCTCTGTGGCAGGGATATCGGTCAGTGGCTCGATCTGTTGGATGCGGAACACTTCTGGCTGGCGGAGGACCAGTCACTCTTCAATCAGATATGCAAGGACTTCGCCGCCTTCGGGCATGTTAGCCCTGGCACCCGTAACGACCACAGCCAGCACGTCATTGATGCCGGTGACGCTGGGTTTGTGGAATCGGAGATACGGTCCTGGCTGTCCACCTTCTTCGAGGAGTCGGCCCGTAACCGCCTCCTCTTTGTGGCAGAGGACATGGCAGCAGCTGCCACCTCAAAGGATCTCACGGCGTTGGAGTCCTGTATCGAAAGGGGAGCTGGTATCGTGGCGGCAAGGGCGGTAAGCCTAGTTGGCCAGGAGTGGCATGGCCCCAAGCTAGACAACGAGTGGGATGCCATGAAGGAAATGGAACGGACAGCACAACGGGTGTTGTTCGGTATCGAGGGATTAGATAGTCGCCTAGGTGGGGGGCTGTTGCCGGGGGAATTGTGTATCGTGGCTGCACGCACCGGGATAGGCAAGAGTAGCCTGCTTTACCAAGTCGCCGCTTTAGCTGCTCTTAAAATGCAGCTTCCCACCTTCTTCTTGTCCCTCGAGATCCACCCATGCCGGGTGGTTGAGCGGATAGCAAGCACCTACTTCCAAGAGGGCCAGCCTGGCAAGGAGCACATCCAACAGGCGTGCTCTGCCCCTCTGTACATTGATAACAAGACCAGGACCATCGAAGGGCTCCGGGCCCAGGTGAGACGACTGTGCGGGCAACGTCACATCCAGGTGGTCCTGGTTGATTACCTCCAGCTGATGGGTGCAAAGAAGGAGACGAGCAACCGGGTCCAAGAGTTGTCGGTGATCACCCGGACGCTGAAGCTACTGGCGCAGGACTTCAATCTGGTTGTGATAGCTGCAGCCCAGATAAACAGGGCCAGTATCAGCGAGGGTGGAGCTCCTAACCTACACCACCTTCGTGACTCTGGTACGATAGAGCAAGACTCAGACCAGGTGTTGGTGATTCACCGGCCCAGGCCGAGCTCGCATGAAGCGGCGATCTACATCAGGAAGAACCGCCGTGGTGCGATAGACAAGGTGGACTGCAAGTGGAAGCCGGCGACACAGACGTTCGGGGACCTAGTGACATTCGGGAAGAAGATGGAACAAACCTGGCTCTCTTCCTGATCCTGGTGATTGTCCTCTTTGGAATAGCGTGGTTGATATGACATGGTCATCCCACCTCTTTGCGCACCCAAACAGAACTCACACCTTCCGCGCATTGGCCATGTGCCCCCTGTCGGTTGTACCCAATGACGACCCAGTTGCCGGCAGGGGGCTCCTTTGACTAACGACCTCAAGCCATGTCCGTTCTGTGGAGGAAGGGCAGAGCTTTCGGATGTTAGCGGGGGCGACTGGATAAAGGTTGATGTCTCCTGCTTCAACGATGAGTGTGAGTTTTGGCCGGTATGCACTTCTTCGTACAGGGGGCCAGACGCAAGAGAACAGGCCATCGCAGCCTGGAACCGGAGGGCTAGTGATTGACGAACCAAGTTGGAAAACAATAGGTGATGCTGTCACCACCGTTATCTTGCTGGTCATGATCGGTGCCTTCTTGTGGTGGGAGAGGAAGGGCTCTTGACTGACAACCTGAAGCCATGTCCGTTCTGCGGCGGGACAGCCGACCTGATAACGGGGAAGGTGCCACACCACGGCTTCAGCCAGGAGTACTACAAGGTCAGGTGTAGGGGGTGCGGTCTGGACGTGGCGTGGTTTTTGGATGAATCAGAGAAGGAACTCAATCCCACTGTGAAAGCCTGGAACCGGAGGGCTAGTGATTGATCGGCTACCCAGACCGGAGGGCAAGCTGGCCCTGCTCGAGGACATGAACCTCGAGCTGAGGATCCAGGTGCAGGACCTGACGTGGAAGGCACGCCGGCTGGAGGTACAGAAGGAGGCCATGTCCAAGAAGCTGGCCCACCTGAAGAAGGTGAGTCAGCTTCAGAAGGTGCAAGTTCGGAAATTACAGGAGGTTGCCAGTAGACAGTGGTGTCGCAAACCCACTAAGGTGGCAGAAGAAAGGAACGCAGATGTCAGCGAGTCAAGCGTACAAGGACAGGCTACTGGAGATTGTTGAGCAGCTGATGGGGGACGCCCAATGGGAGGGGTGGGAATCTCTTGGCGATCTCTGGTGCTCAGCCACTAGTTGGATGCCAACACTGGCACATGAGCAGGGGTGGGACGTGCCGAGGATCATCGAGGAACTGCACCACCTTGGCAGGATGCGAGAGGCTGGCGGGAACTCCGACGTGGAGTGGCTGGTCTGCTTTGCGTTGAAGATCATGGCTAGTGGCGTAACGGTTCCTCCTGAAATCACGACCGATGGCCAAGAGTAGAACCAAGGGTCACGCCTTCGAGCGGCAGGTTGCTGAGGAGATGCGTTCTCTGGGCTACGACAAGGCCCGTAGAGGGCTCCAATATCAGGACGGTACTTGGTGCCCTGATATCGTTGGCGTGCCGTGGTGGGTAGAATGCAAGCGATACGCGGCCCGTATCCCATGGCAGCGGGCACACAACCAGGCAAGAGAGGACGCAAGAGCAGCCGGTCAGAAGCTCATGCCTATCCTAGTAGTGGGCAGGGTGGACCGGGATGACCCGTACATTTACATGACACTGGAGGACTATTTCATTGCTATCCTGAACGAGCGTAACCGTTTATGGGGTGGCATGGAGCGGATCAAGGGCAGGCTCGAGAGTGTGGAGGCTATCTCTGCGGTGGAGGATTCTCAAGCCCTGATTGGTCCGCTGGGATAGACCTCCTCTACGACGGGAGGGGTGGCGTGTTTCGTGTCCTTTCTTCGCCGCCTCTCCTTTTTAGACCATGTCCGCCGGGGTCGGGGCGCGACGAAGAGGCAGGCGAGGAGAGTGGTGGTGTCCACCACCTCAGCGCCTTGCGCTAGCGGGTTCGACTCCCGCTACGGGCACCAGAAGGGTGTAACATGAGTCAGATCCAGGGCATCTTGAGACGGATGGAACGAGAGGTTGACCTCCTCACTGATCCAACGCCGATAGAGGTCGCCGTCGCTGTGGGTAAGCTGACTGTTCTGATCGAGTTAGCCCTGGATCTCTACGACAAGGAGCAGAGGGAACGTCATGTCAGAACCAATGGTTCCGAAGGGCACTAAGGTCCACTCACCGGGGCTGGGCAGTCAGCCAGCAGAAGAGCTGACCGAACTGCAAGAACTCCAGGCCAGGGTGGATGTGCTTGAGGGCACGGTCGAGAGCATCCTTGAGGCCCTGTCCAAGCTGTCATAGAAATGCTGGGCGCCCACCGTATGGTTGGTAGGTCTCCCTGTCGGTTGGGTGCCCAGCTTCTTTACCTACCCTCATCACAGCTGCCTCGCTGACCTCTGATCAGCACCTCTTTCGGTTGGGTGGTCATCATGGGCTGGTAGAAGGTCGGTAGCCCCTTGGATTTGTTCTTTGCCAGGTCCTTCTTGGTGGTGGGGTCAAGGGCAGTTGCCAGGTTCTTCAGCCACCTGCCATGAGCCACCATAGCCTCGGCCAGAGTGGAGTTCAGCGTCCCCTTCATGTGCAGGCACCGAGCCATGAGGGTGTGGGCCCCGTCAGCGTACACCTTGGTCGAGTAGAGCAGCGGCCACCCCTCTCCCTTGGTCCGCATGTCCACGCCCTCGAACTGGGTGACCACCGCACAGTTCAAGCCGGGAATGATCAGCCCGCCAGCCTTACAGCTGGTCATCGACAGCTTGATGATCCGGTTGGCTGTCCGGTACCAATCCTCCCACGTCTTCAGGTTGGGCTCGAGTACCGGCCACCCGTCCTTCAGGATGTATCTCATAAGCCTCCTCCATTTCGTTGTTTAGGGCCAGCACCTTCTGGAGTACCTGGGCCAGCGTCTCCCCTTCGATCGGCTTGATCTCCCGCCACCTCTGCCAGTGTGCATACAACTGGTCAGCGTCTACACCAAGGGCCTTGGCAAAGGTGGCTGCTGTCTTTGGCCAGGGTATCCTCTCCCCCGCCTCGTAGTGGGCTATCATGCTGATGTGACAGCCCTTACGACGGGCCACCTCTCTACCAATCAGTCCCATTCTGCACCTGATGTGCCTCATCGGGTTGACTGTGACCCAGAGTGACACCTCAAGCGACTGCATCCCCGTATGCTTCCTTCAGGTGCTCCCGGAACAGTCCCCTCCAAGCGTGGCACCGCAGCAGTATCCCTTTCCTTTCACTTCCAAGGGCCTTCACTGCCCTGTCAAGGCACGGAGAGTACCGCTGACGGGTAAGACGCCGCTCCAGCCGCCGAGCCGTTACAGGGTGAATACGGGCCTTGTACGCAAGCTCCTCCCTAGACATGCCCAAGGCCGTCCTCGCCAAGAGGATCGGGTTGCTGTACTCCCTCAGCCATTTGTAGGTTGGGTTGTGTGGCTTCATGCTTGCCTCCTGTCCCACTTGTGTACACCACTGAACGGCTGCGAGCCTGCCAGTACATCTCACGCCACCGCTGGCACTCAATCCTAACCAGCTTGAGCTCGAGTGTCAGGTCCTTGATCACCTGATCTCGAGCCAGCTCCTCGCTGATCAGTCCCTGGAGTACGCCACGGAAGTCCATCACTCCTCCTGTCCTGAACGTACCCGCTTGGCTATCAACCGGAGGAAGTCGGCTGTGTTCTCCAACCACTGCGCCATATCTTCCGGGGTCATGGGGTCGCCGGGGTCCGGCGGGATCAGTTGCTCCATTATCGTTCTGAGTTCGTCCCTCGCTAGTCTGAGATCAGACGCGAGGCCAGTCCTTGAGTAGCCGTCCATCACTCCTCCTCCTCTATGGTATCGGCGAGGACACCGGCCATGGTCATCGCCTTCTGGGCATGATCAAGGATCATATCGATGTAGATCTTCTCACTCTTCGATGCCGCCTTCATGAGGTACTCCTCGCCGATACCGATCACCTCGTTCAGCTTGTCGCGCATAATGCATGCAGCTTGGAGTCCGTTGCGGGTTGCCATCACTCCTCCTCCTTCTGCTCAACTGGCTCGCCGGGGTTCAGCAACGGAGAGACACTGACCGCCAGCTCAGCCGACAGCGTACGCAGTCTCCTCGCCAGCCGGCTCACGTCCCTTGTAAGGTTGTTCAGGTTGCCAAGATGGCCAAGCACCACGAAGGGGTCACTTTTGCTGGGCATCACTTGTCCTTTCAGGGGTGGGGCTAGTAGGGAAACAGTTCGCGAGTAACAGCCCACTTGCCGTGCCGTAACTCCTCGATCTCAACTTGGAAGTACTTGCCGTCTTCTGGGCCGCTCCTGTTGACCCATATCCTGTACCCATCTTCCGGTTTATCTACCTTGAGGTCTGCGTCCTGGCCCACGCAAAGGGTGGGCATAGCCTTGATAGCCTCGAGATCGCGAAGGTGAGCCATCGTCGTGTCCTTTCAGGGCTGGGGTTACAGGATCACCGTTCCAAGGGGGATCTCTTCCGTCGGGGTCAGGCGGTAGACCTCTGCCGTTCCGTCATCCGATCCGTCCCGACCAGCCCACCGCAGTGCGGCACAGCCAGCCTGTACGTCACACTCGAGGTAGATCGTCAGGCTCCGTTTGATCCCGTCCTTGATCCAAGTGACTGCGTAGTGTTTTGCCATCTCACTTGTCCTTTCTTGCCGCCAGGGGGGCGGCTGTGCGGGTCGAGGGTATGCTAGGCCTCCTCCGGGTCATACGCTCCAAGGAAACGACCGTCCGGCCAAGCGGGGAAGT